AGATTATCGATATCAGCTTGAGTAAATGGCAAAACCGGAAGCCTAAAATTAGGCTCCGAGATAGCTCGATCTGATTATGCGCCTGCCGACTCTTCGACCGCGCGTGGGCGGTACAGGGGGCGCTTCGGGCACCTCGGATGGGGTTTCCGGCTTCTTGCCAATTCCGTCTTTAAGCTCTTCCTTTTTGTTTTGCAACGGGATGCGCTGCACGTTGAGCAGATGACCGGCCGCCGCCTGCATCGCTTCGCAGTCGAAAAAGTGGTTGTCGCGCGACCGCTGCACCCATTCGACGCGCCCTGTCGGCTGCTTCAAACGCGCTTCGCTCACGAGCTGATGGCAGTAATCGTCATCGACACCGCGGAACACATGCCAGCCGCCGATGTGGTCGTCTGGCCATCTAAGCCTTTCATGCACCCAGCTTTTCCAGTGGTCGGTGTCGAGCCGCACGAGGTCGAGCCCGTACTTGGCCGCGCGCCCGTCTTTGCGGCTGACCTCGATCTTGTTCAGGATCAGCGGGGTTCGCATCGGGGTGCTCGACCCCTTGGTGGGGCGCACGCGCCGTGGGAAGCGCCGGCAGAACTCGTAAACGCGATTGAGCGGCAGCATGTCGATCTTGCCGGGCCGGAATCCCGAATCGATGAATGCCAACCTGATCGGCAAGCCGCCGACCGGCTGCACCACCAGATCGGCCAGCGCGAGCCAGATGTCTTCCTCGGCGGTGTCGCCGCGCAGATACCCGTACTCGATCAGCCATGAGGTCGCGCGCGCGCCCCATCCGCGCAGCACCCACGGAATCGAATGCCGCTGCACGTCGCACGCCAGCGTCAGATAGAGCACGTCCGCCGGCACTTCGCCGCGCTTGTAGGTGGCCTGTCGGGATTTCTCCTTGATCTCGACCCACTCGGGAACCTCGCCGCCGCCGGGTGAATACAGCTCGCCAAAGCCGGCGTTGATGGCCTGCTGCACCATCGCGTCGTCGCCCGACTGCTGCGCCTCGACCAGCACCGCGACCCGCTCTCCGAACGTGACGAATGGTGATGCCAGCCCCGACACCCAGAACGAGATGGTTTTGCTTTCGGCCGGCGCGCCATGCACCACGCCGCTCTTGTCGATGTTCTGGCCCGGCGCCGCATAGCGCCCGCGCGCGTTCATGTCGGCCTTGTGCTGGTCCTCGATGACGCCGGCACAGTGCGGGCATTCCAAGAATGTTTCGCGTGCGGCTTCGAGCGGCCGGGCCTTGAGCGGATAGCGCAGGAGGTTGAAGCGCGGCACGAAAAATTCGCCGCACCAGGGACATGGCCAGCACCAGTGATGCCGCGTGCCTTGCTGCCAGAGCTGCCAGATCGGACTCTCGATGTCCTCGGCCACGGCGATGTCCCAGAAGCACAGACCGGAAATTTCATCCTTGGTCGCGGCCACTCTGCCGCGTTTGGGCGTGGAGGTCACGACACAAACAAAGTCAGCGAAGGTGTCGCCGCGGCGCTCGACCAGGCCAAGCGGCCCGCCCTGCTGATTCACGTTGTCGCGCATCTCGTCGTATTCATCGACCAACGCGAGGACTGCCGGATCGGATTTGAGTGCGGTGCTAGATCCCGAATGCGCCAAGCGGAACGGCACGCCGGCCACCACCTTGCGGGTCTTGGTCATGCGCTTGCCGCGCGCCACCTTCGCCATGAGGGTTGGCGCCTCGTCCAGCAGCGCCATCACGCGCGGCTCGAATTGCTCGGTGAGGAATTGCTTGTTGGGGCCGACATAGAGGATCGGCCCCGGCCGCTGGTCGAGCCGCTGCCCGGCCACATCGAGCATTGCTTCGCTCTTGCCGGATTGCGCGCCCATCACCATGACGACGCGCTTGTAGGCGCCGCTGGCGATGGCGCGCTCGGGCTCGACCACGTAGGGCGTTAGGAGCGGATCACGCGGCCCCGGAACCGCTGCCGTTGCCGGATATGTCCTGTTGGCCGCCGCCCACTGGTCCGGCTCCATCGGCTCCGATGGCATCATCAAGCCCGCGAACCGTCTCCAAGCGAACGGCCTGTGCCAGTGCGTGCTCTGCGATCCTACGAAGTCTTGCATTGACCTCCCGCTCGATGATCCGGCGCAGCGTCAGGTCGCGGGTGGCTGCCGCCGGCAATCCCGCGAACTCGCTTCTTACCACGCCCGCGAAGCTGTCGATCATTTCCTCGTAGATTTCGAGTGGGACCAAACGACTGAGCCGCTGCCGGGTGCGAACCTCGATCTCGTGTGCCTTGGCATCGCGCATGCGGCTGTCGCTGGCGGATTTCGATGTCTTGCGGTCCTGATCGCGCAGCCAGCGGACATAACTCTGATTGGCTTCAAACCAATTGTATTGGCCCTTGCGCCCCGCGGCCTTCAGCCAGCCTTCAGCAACAAATTGCGAGATGCGCGAGACGGCGAGGCCCCAACAACGTGCGAGCGTGGCGCTATCGGTGAGCTGCGCGGTGTCGCGCGCGGCCTTGGCGAAGCCGCGGATGAGATCGGCCAGCCGCCAACTGTCCTTGCCGATCGGCTTGATGTAGCCGGCGCGCTGCAATTTTCTCAATTCGTCGGGGTGCTCCATCAATAGGAGCGACATCGCCAAAGCTGTCGAAACGGTCCCGGCTTCGGTTTTCGAAGGCTCATTTTCGGCCATTTTGGCCCCTTTCCCAGGGCTACAGCCCCCGATTGAACGATTTTTCCCAATATGAACTAAAGATTGAAAAATTATACCCCAAAAAATGATAAGTTTGGCTTTACTGCGTGCAGGCGGTTGCTACTGTTTTCAGGACGGTCGGGCACGGAGCCCCACCCCCCAGGAGCCTAAAATGCACCCCTCTCTCTCTACTCTTACATTCGGCGCCGAATTCGAAATACTTTCGCCCCTCGATCGCGAGCCAATCGCCCGCCGCGTTTCCGAAATTTCGGGCCTTCCGGTTTACAGCGGTTTCGGCAATTGCCCTAGCGACTCTTGGAAGATCGTTCGCGACGGCTCGATTCGGGGCAACGGCTACGGTTTCGAATTTGTCGCCCCGGTTCTCTCCGGCGATGCCGGCTTAGAGCAAGTCGCCAAAATTGCACAAGCGCTTAACGCGGCGGGTTGCACCGTCAATACCACGACCGGTTTTCACGTTCACGTCGGCGCCCCTACAAATAGCATCGGTTTCTTTCAAGACCTCCTGAAACTATACGGCCGATTCGAAGACTCGCTCGACCAAATCATGCCGCCAAGCCGGCGCGGGAACGATGCGACTTATTGCAAGTCGGTCAAACTTACCGATAAGGAGGCAATCGATTCGGCTACTTCTGTGCGGGCGCTTTCCACCGCTCTTGCGCGCGCATCGGGCGCACATGCCGGCCGGTATCACAAGGTTAATATCGAGGGGCTGCATTCGAAAGACGCTAATCGTTCCGGCCCGCGGACGGTTGAATTTCGCCAACATGCCGGAACGGTAAACGCGGACAAGGCAATCAATTGGATCACGATTTGCCTGCGCTTAGTTGCGGCGGCCAAAGCCGGCAAGACCGGCGCCGGCCCGGCCATCGCCCGCGATTTCTCCCGACTCGACGCAAAGGCGCGTGCGGTTGCGGAGGCGGTCGCCAAGCCGGAAGGCGCGACGGCCGAAGAAATCAGGGCCGCGCATGGGTTCCGCGCGCTTTCAATCAAACGTCAAGCCGCGGTCGCAGGCTTGGAGGTTCGCGTGGTCAAGTCGCGCGGCAAGGAGCGGTTTTTTCTCGTCGCACAAGTTGCGCCGGGCGCCACGGTGCCGGCCACGCTTGACGGCCTTTTCGAGGTCATCGACGCGACCCCCGAGGAAGCTGCCTTCCTGCGGTCGCGCGCGCAACGGTCAGCCGCCCTCTAAGGGCGGTTCTCTTTTTTCCCATAACCAACAATCAAAAATCAGGAGCAATCAACGTGCTGTATTTCGCCTACGGGTCAAACCTTCACAAGGATCAGATGTCGCGGCGTTGCCCGGCCGCGGAACCGCTCGGCCCGCTTATCCTTCGCGACACCCGACTCGTTTTTCGCGGCGTTGCCGATGTGATCCACGCGCCCGGCTTCGAATGCCGCGGCGGCATCTGGCGAATCACGCCAGCGTGCGAGGCTGCGCTCGATCGCTATGAAGGCTACCGACCGGATGGTGGCGGCATGTACGCGAAAGAGTATGTCGAGATTGCTGGCCTGCCGGATGGTGAGACGGAGATCATGCTCTACACGATGAACTCGACCGGCATCTATCCGCCTTCGGATTACTACTACGCGGTGCTGCAGGAGGGTTATCGGGATTTCGGCTTGAAGCAAGCCGGACTCAAGGCGGCGCTTGAGCATTCCTACGCGGACAAGCGCCCCTCACATATCGAGCGCAAGCGCACGCGTCGGATGGGGCGCCCCGCGCTGGCGCCTCGTCCAGCGCTCCAATCAAGCAAGCCGGCGGCAAAGCCGCGCAAGCCACACGGCATGGTGCAGGAGCCGCCGAAAGCGAAGCTGACCTATCACGATCCGTGGGCCGCGGACGTGCCGGCGGAACAGCGGCGCCGCAAGGTGATGAACCTCACCGATTGGCTGCGCGATCGAGCATCCGGCGGCGATCGATACTGAACGGGCAGATGCAATCAATACAACCCCGGCGGGGCTGTTTCGCCGGGGAATTTTATTGTTTCGATTGCTAATCATTGAAATTTTCTCCTACCAAAAATGATAAGTTTGGCTTTACTGCGTGCAGGGCTTGGCTACTGTTTTTCCAGACGGTCGGGCACGGAGCCGCGACCAAAGAGCAGGAGCAAGCCAAATGTACTCGGTCAATTTCATCAATTTCGGCTATTCGCGCCAATTCGCCACGCTTGGCGAGGCGGTTGAAGCCGCGCGCAAGGCGGGTTTCGAGTCCTCGATCACACTCGCGGGCGCCCTCTACGCGACTTTCAGCCCCATCAGCGGGTTGAGCCACAAGCGG